ATCAGAGTTTCTTTTTCTTTTTAAATCTTTTATTTCTTCTTTTTTTAATTTTCTATCACCATAGCCGCCTGTTCTAGCCATTACTTCTTCTTGTGAATTTGCATAAGCTATTACATCATCACAAAACTTTGGTGTCAGTGCTGCAGGAAAATGCCAGTAGTAATTAGATATATTCATAAGTTATTGTCTGTACAAAGTTTAATGAATCTTTTTGGTTGTTAGTTAGGTAATACATATTAGTTGATGGAAACATTATGAACATATTATTTTTAAGTTCTATATCCCAAGATCTACCTTTACGTCTATTATCTTCAAAGTGTATTCGAACCATACAATCTTTAACTTTTACACCATATAATAATGTAAAGTCTGGAGAGTTACGTAGATCCACCGGATCAATATTTAATAAAGGAATTGTTGTTTCCGCAGGTTTATAGATATTTCCCCACATTTCTTTGTTAACTAAATTAACATTATACTTAATATTAATGTGCTCTCTTATATATGTATTTAAAATATTCCAAGTTCTTGAATATGGAAAATCTTTATTTTGAATTACTGATTGTAAAATGTCGGTTGATAATTTATTTCGGTCAATGTCCCAATTTTTAGGCATTGCCACATCACCATAATATAGAGCTTGTTCTGTTAATACTTGTCTCTGCATACCACCACCATTTTTAATTTATGCGTTTAGATCTGTCAAGTCCCAAGTTGTATTAGCTTCATTCCAAGCGTAATCCCATTTGTGAGTCTGGGCTATGTTTTGTGATTCTTGTTCTTCTGTTAATGCTGGAGCATCACCGATTGGTGATTTCCAAGTTGCAGTTGTAGTATCTTTTACCCAAGATGCATAAGGTTTAGGAGACCAAAAAATTTGATTATCTTCATCCCAAATATAACCTATACCTGCATAGTTTCCTCTTAATGCTTTTGATTGATCTGATGATTCTAAACCGTTAGTATAATGTTTGTTACCAGCTGTATTGTAAGATGTTTGAATCCACATTTCTGCAGGCCAATTATTATGTAATTGTAAATATTGTTGACCTACTGATTCATCTTCAACGCCGTCAGCGTTTAACATATCACCATTATTTAATGTTAATACTGATATTACTTTTCCGTTCATTCCTAGTTTTGCAAAATGTGCCATAATATTTCTCCTTATATATTAATTTTAAAAGTTAGTAAATACATATTAATTTTGAAATTTGTATCTAATAACAACAATTCCTGAACCGCCTCCAGAAGGTGCACTACCACCTGATCCACCACCTGTATTTACTGTACCATTTGTTGCGGAGGAATTTGGAAAATAAGCATTTCCACCACCGCCTGCTCCACCTACTCCATAACTAGGGGCTGGTTGACCTGAATCTGTATTTCCACCACCACCACCTGCAAAATATCTTGTTGATGATACTGGTCCTGGAGTTCCATAACTAGGGGCTGTTGGTCCAAAAACTGTGTCAGCAATAAAAGAACCTATACCACCTGGTCCACCATTAAATGGTGCACTAGCATTAGTGCCCACTCCACCGGCTCCACCACCCCCACCAGAAGTATTTTGTATAGAAAGTCCATCATAACCTGTTCCACCATTTTGCCCTTGAGGTGGACTTACAACAGGTGTATTACCTACTCCTCCAGCATAACCACTTGATGGTGTTGGACCTTGAGAACCTCCACCACCCGATCCACCGGGCCCACCAACCCCAACGTTTCCAGAACCACCACCTCCAGCAGATGTTATTGTTGAAAAAACTGAATTTACTCCACTAGCAAAAAAACTACCGTTAGGTACAGGACCAGAATTAGCACCACCTGCACCTACAGTAATTGGATAACCTTGTGCTGTAACTGGCAAAGCAGCGGGAGCAACTAATGGAGACATAGTAGGAGCTGGAACACATCCTGTACTATTAGAGAGACGAAAACCACCTGCTCCTCCTCCCCCTAACCCACCACTATTATTATTGCCTGTTCCTCCTCCACCAGCGACTACTGAATAATCTACTGTATTTGATCCTGCAGGATTACCTGTAGAGCATACTGTAAAAGTTCCTGGACCTGTAAATACGTGTGTTTTAAAATCTCCAACTGTTAATATTGTTCCGCCTGTGGCTACAACATATGTAGCTTGAGGTGCATCTGATTGTAAACCTGAATCTGTTACTAACCAACCTTGTGTTGAATCTATAAATACTAATGTAACAGCAGTGCCTTCTGTTGTTAAAATTGCATTAGTAGTTGAACCACCAATTTTATCTGAACCATTTTGAACTAATGTACAAGTGTTTGTATCAAAAGTTCCTGCGTAATCTTTTATTGCAACAACAGCACCTGCAGTTCCTGCTGGTAAATTAACTGATACTACTCCACCTGTTGTATTTACAAAATATCCTTCACCAGCTACTGCTGTGAAAGTTGATGTCTTAACTGTTGTTACCCAAGAAGCTGAACCTGTTGCACCAAAGTTTGTCGCCGTTCCTTGGTTGTTAATTGTTGCACCTGCAGGAATAGTTATAGTATCTCCACTATCTCCTAGCTGTACACCTGTTCCGGATCGTGGACTAATTTTATTTACTTTTACTTCACTCATAATTTTTACCTATTGAAACCTATATCTTATTACTACTATACCAGATCCACCAACACCGCCAACACCATAAATATTATTTCCACCACCACCACCACCGCCAGTATTATCTGGGGCTGAAGGGGCTTGTCCATTATTTGTTTGAGGTGCTCCTGCGGCTCCACCACCAGTTCCACCTGTTCCTACTGTATAACCTTGACCAAAAGGAGTTCCTCCTCCTGCTCCACCGCCGCCGCCACCTCTTGCGACTGATGCTCCTGTAATTGAACTTGTTGTTCCGTTTCCACCTGGTCCCGCAGTTGTTCCACATCCAGCTGTTCCCACTACGACTGCTCCACCTCCGCCACCACCTGTTAAAGGAGATCCTCCTACTCCACCATTTTTTCCTTGATCAGGAGTTACAGGAGGTGTGTTTCCTGTTCCAGCTGTTCCTGGTGGATAAGTAGCTCCTCCACCTGATCCTCCTGGAGCACCTGGTCTTACTGGTGTAACATCTTCGTGTCCACCACCACCACCGCCTGTTGATGTTATTGTTGAAAAAGTTGAATTAATTCCATTTCCAGATCTTGTAGAGGGACTTGGACCAACTCCACCTGCTGTTCCCCCAGCACCAACTGCAATTGTATATGGTCCTGGTGAAAGTGGCAACGCTCCACAAGCTTTAGCTATTGGACTTGCTGTATATGGAATTGTAGGATTTGTACCTTCTCTAAAACCACCTGCTCCTCCTCCACCACCATAGTCACCACCTCCTCCTCCACCACCAGCGATTACTAAATATGAAGCTATTGCTGAAGGTCCTACGCCTGAATTAACAGTAAAAGTTCCAGGGCCTGTAAAAGTTGCAACTTTAAAATTTGTACAGACTGTTGTTAAAGTATTTCCAGTTCCAGAAACTGAACCACATATAAAAACTTCTCCTCTAGCATTAGAAGTTGAATCCATAGTATTAATCCAACCTTGTGTTGAATCAACAAATACAAAAGTAACTGATTGACCTTCAATATTTAAAGTTGCATTACCATTTGCACCACCAATTTTATCTGTTCCATCTGGTACAACTGTTACATTACTTGTTTGCCAAGTTCCTGCATAATCAGCAAAAGAAACTATTGCTCCAGCAGTTCCTGCTGGTAAATTTGCTGTTATTACACCACCTGATGTATTTAAAAAAAATCCATCTCCAGACACTGCAGTAAAAGTTCCTGTTGTTTTTGGAGTTGTATTCCAATCAACAGTTCCTGTTCTACCAAATCCTGTCTGACTTGCACCTGAAGCTAAAGCAATATTATCACCACTTGCACCTAGTGTAATTGTTGTCCCACATTTTTTGATGATGTTTGAATCATCTGAAACTTTATTTATATTATCTACTTTAATTTTACTTGTCATAATTATTTAGGGTACTTGTCTTTTGTTGTTTTAATTGTGGCTTTCCAAGCATCTAT